ATGGCAGTAGTCGAAAAGCGCGGAAAGAAGTGGCGGGCGATGGTCCGCATCAAGCCCCATCCTACCGCCTCGAAGACCTTCAACGGTCGCAAGGCCGCTGAGGATTGGGCTCGCATTACAGAAGACGCCCTTCGGGCTGGCCTGCCTCCCCCGCAGGAGAGCATGACGCTGGAAACCCTCATTGACCGGTACATCAAGGAGATGGACCGCTTCAAACCCATCTCGGCCACCAAGCGCGGGAACCTGCGCAGATGGATTGAAAGCCTGGGCGACCGAGAGGTGGTCACCCTCACCGGGCAGGACATTTTGAACCACATCCGGGCCAGGACGGATCCGTCCGCTGCACTGAATGGCGGCAAGGCCCCGGGACCGGCGACCATGGCTATGGAACTAGGATTCCTGGCTGAGGCGCTGGCCGCTGCTCGGTCGCTATGGAACATGACCATCCCCGACGTGGTCACTGCCGTCCGGCCAGTGCTGCGTCGCGCCGGAGCAATCGCCAAACCAGAGGAGCGCGACCGGCGCCCGACAGCCCAGGAGCTGGACGAGCTTGCCGCCTTTTACAAGTTCAACTTCGGCGCCATCCCGATGCGCGATCTGATCCCGTTCGCCATCGATTCGGCCATGCGCATGGGTGAGATTGTCGCACTGCGCTGGGACGACTACCAAGGCGGCGAGAAGCCGATGATCCTGATCCGGGACAGAAAGGATCCCAAGGACAAGAAGGGCAACCATCAATGGGTGCCACTGCTGGGGCGGACGGCGGCGATCATTGAGAGTCAGCCCCGTAATGGCCCGCTGATCTTCCCCTATAAGGCAGACAGCATCGGTGCATCGTTTCGCCGCGCCTGCAACCGGCTACAGATCGAGAATCTTCACTTCCACGATCTGCGTCACGAGGGAACGTCCAGGCTGTTTGAGCAGGGGTACACCATTCCAGAGGTCGCAATCGTGACCGGCCACAAGGATTGGAAATCGCTGAAGCGCTACACGCAGCTCGCACCAAGTTCGCTACATCGAGATCCCCTTCACCAGCCGGTGCCTCAGTCATTGATACACCGGCCGGCGCCAACTTCTGCCTCGGAGCCCGATAGTGATTGACTTCAAGCGAGTGGTAGGAAAGTCGTTCAGAGCGATCGCGTTCAACCGCTGGCGGTCTGTCGCTGCCTGCACTGCATTTTCCGGGGTGTCTTTTGTGCTTGAACTGCACTGCCCGGACTCAGGTCTATTTGTTGCTTCGGGCGCGATCTTCACCCTCGGCGGTTTTCTTCTGAACATCAAACAGAGCGCGATCTTCCATCGCCAAGCGGCAGACGGGTCTCCTCTACCGACCCGCGCGAAGTTCTACGCGATAACGAGGGCTTCCACTTTCGCAAGCGAGACCGCCGAGGAAGCAATGGCTACCAAGGTCAGGTCGGTTGAGGCCGACGAGATTTGGGGCTGCGTGATGGTCATCGCAGGCACTGTGCTTTGGGGATATGGCGGTTGGGTCTTCAAAGCCATCACATAGCCGAACCTCACCCCATCCAGCCGAACGGCGGTTTCAGGTCGGCCTTGGCCAGCCGGTTGCCGCGGACCTTCTCCTGCCAGGCCAGGATGGTGGCCACATCCTCCCGCAGCCTGGCCTCGTGCCTGGTTACCCACAGCTCGGCCCCTGCGCGGCCTTGCTCGTAGCTGCTGCACACGCGGAACGGACCGCCCGGGCCATGCCGGTGCCGGTCCAGCGAGGCGATCCAGATGCCGTCGTTCACCCGACGGATCATGGCCACCACCCACACGCTGTGGCAGGCGATCACCGTCAACGGGTCATCCGGGAGGCTGGCAGACCTGGTCGTCCAGTTGAAGTCGGCGGGGAGCGGCATCGCCGGAAGGATACGGCCGGCGGTCGCAGATCCTGCGAACACGCCGGCCACTTGCCTGAATAGTTCGGTCTACCGCCGTTCGCTATGCGGCGATGGCGTAGGGTTCGACCAGCGAAGCCAATAGGTCCATGGCCGTCGCGTTGGCATCGTCTGCATCGCCACGCTGATTGAACCAAGTCCAGTCGGCATGTGCCAACCGCTTCAGCTCTACCGGTTCTACCGGAAGCCATTTCATCGGCCAGAACGGCAGGCGGCGTTGCCCCACCCGGCCCCGCTGCAGTTCCACGATTCCGTTGTGGCTGCTCGCGCCCAGCACGCGGGAGTACGCCACTGACAACCCATCTTCCGGCCCCTCCAGGTACTGGAGGAAGCGTTCGCCATCGAAGAGGAGCACCCCCGTAACCCCAGCATTACGGTTGAACCGGGCCGCGTCGTCCACAATCTGATCCAACTTTCCGTTGGACAGGCCCAGCTTGTCGCCGGCGATCTCCCCACCAGCACTGCTCACGTACACAACCGCCGTGATGGGCATTGCGCACCTCCTTGATGAGGCACGACCCTAACAGACGCGTGAGAACGTTCACGTGAAGTGGCGACCACTTGCACAACAATTCAGGAACGCGTGATGCTGAATGCGGACCTTCATCACAAGACGGAGGCAGCGATCAGGGCAGCATCCCCAAAAATTCTTGGTACACCGCAATGCCCGATACAGGCCTTTTCTACGTTCTCGATCTTGATGCAGTACGCGACCGCGATGGCAACCTCCACCGAGTCAGCGCAATCAGCGTCCGTTGCAACCACTGCAAGCACATCACCCATTCCAAGGCGCCGCAGCTGGAGACCATGCCAGGCGGCACGCTACTCGCGTGCGCCGGATGCGGCGAGCGTCAAGCCGTCAGCAATGCTCGCCTGGTTGAGTGCGACCACGTGCTGGGGCACACGCTACCCCAAGCGATGCCGGCCTGACTTGCCATGTGCGGCCGATTCGTCCAGCTGCCCGTTGTCGACTTCGGCCAGCCGGGGCTGGCTGACCTTGCCCCCGGCCTGGCCGAGATCCAGCCCAGCTACAACCTCGCGCCGACACAGCGGGCCTCGGTAATCCTGGACCGGGGCGAAGGCCGGCAGGTAACCCGCTTGGCGTGGGGCTGCTACCGTTTTGGGCCAAGGCCAAGGGCCTGCAGGGCTCGACCATCAACGCCCGAATCGAGACGGTGGTCACCAAGCCGGCGTTCCGATCGGCGTTCAAGAAGCGCCGGTGCGTGATCCCCATGGCAGGGTACTACGAGTGGTCAGTGAGCCCGATTGACGAGAAGAAGGATCCCTGGTTCATCCACGCCACCGGGCCGCTGCTGGCCGCTGGCCTGTGGGAGGACGCCAGCCCCCTGCTGCCCGAGGGCAACCTGGGCACCTTCACCATCATTACCGGCGACAGCAGCGGCGTCTCGGCCGACATTCACGACCGCATGCCAGTGTGGCTGCAGGCCGGACAGATCGATGAGTGGATGGCCGCCAGCACCGACGACGCCATGGCCATGCTGCTGGCCAGCGAGCCGCCGGCGATGGAGGCCTACCGCGTCAGCCGCGCGGTGAACACGCCGCGGAACAACGTCGAAGACCTGCTGCAGCAGGTCGCATAGGCGCGCTTCAACCGAACCCCCGCGGCACCTCGGTCCGGTGCAACCGGTCAGTAGTTCGTCACGTCCACCGCCATCACGATCCCGACCACGGCCTGGTTTGGCGAGCCGCCTGTTCCAATCTTCGGAATGGTGATGGCGTTACCGAACAGGCCGTGCTTCCCGCTAACGCCCTGCCCGTTGCCGATCCCCATCACGGTGAAGCTGTTCTGGAACGTGCTGGTCGCCGGCGCGCAGATCACCCCGGCGACCGTCTTGCCGGTGAAGTCAGGGAACCTGTCCTCTTCCATACCACCATTGGGAAAGACGCCGCCCACACCGATGATCCGCATGGGCTTTGCGCCCAGCGCATACGTCAGACGGCCGTTCGCATCCCACAATGCCAGATACTGCGCATCCTCGTTGGCGGGGCGATCGAACACGTAGGCCCAGCCCTGTAGGCGCGCGGGCGTGTTCGTCCACAGCGTCAGCCTGAACTGGTTCGCGCCGATCTCCTGAAGCTGCGGGAAGAATGGGTAGGGGTCGCCGATGAATGCAACCATCGGAGCCTCGGCATTGATCATCATCTCTGCATACTTCCAGTTGCCCCCCGGGTTGTTTCCTGGGTAGGTCACCGGCGAAACATCGATGCGTATTTTCTGCTTCAGCACCAGCGACGGGGTGTCCTCGCTAATCAGCGTGGTCCCGGCGTCGCTAAGAATATCTACTGTGGCCTTTGCCATCACCGCACTCCGTAGTAGAACTTGACCGGTTTGATCGTGCCGACGAACTGACCGCTGCCATTCTTGTTCAACGCCCAGTACACCCGGCCATTCGCGTAACCAACCACGGGAACGTAGCCAAGCGAGTCGGAGGGAATGATGGGGATATAGAAGAACTCCCCAGGCGGCAAATTGGCAGCAAAGCCATTGCCAGGCGTTGTATCCGACCACGCTACACCGCACAGCAGGCCCAACCGGCTGGCGAGGTCCCATAGCCGATTGCCGTTCTCATCGTTCACTTCCATCACAATCTGCATGCCGCCTCCTGTCGGTTGCAGAGAGCCGGGTTCCCAGCCCTTCTTGGTTGATCACGGCACAACCCCCCATCGCATACGCAGACGCCCGTTCTGGTCGTAAACACGCCAGTGTCCGTCGCTGAACTCAGTGCGCATACCGACGCTTGGAGATGACACACGGAACATGTCAGCCAGCACGTCGAAGGCAGATATCTCACCCGTAGCGGATAGCTGCACGCCACCGATCTTCTTGTCAGCACGCACGTTCACTCCCCACTGTGCGGATGCCTCCTGGCCGCCTGCTGTCCACGCTGGCGCGGTGGTTGCTCCGTCAAGGACCTGACTGAACATCGGACGAAACATCCAGAAGTAGGGTGCGGACGTATCTGCACCTGCCGCTGCGCGGATGTAGACCGCCATGCGCGCACGACGGCACCCAGGCGGCGCCTTGACGATGACGAACGGTCGCGGGAGGCTGGTCAGACCGCTTGCGGCGGAATTGCCGCCATTCTGCGGAATCCACGTACCTGCTGCACCCGGTAGTGGGTTACCCGCCGCATCGTAGTAGAACAGGGCAATCTGCGCGTCACAGCGGTGCAGCTGCATGTAAGCCGAGATGCAGTAGGTCTTACCCGGTTCGATTGCGATATCCTGATCATTGCCAAATACGCGGATTTCGCCAACGGCAGTATTGCCCTTCGCCACCGAACCGATACCCGTAATCCCCGGCTGATTCCAGTCGTTGAGGCCGGTCGGGTTACCGAGCTCTTTGAACCAGTCACCCGCGTTGCCCCACCAGCTCCAACCGCTGCGATTCCACATTGGGAAGGTGGAATTAGGCAGCAAGTTGCCAGACGCACCCAGCGACTTCATGGTGGCATCCATGGTCACTACCACCGCCGCATCGGCCTTGCCGCCCAGCTGTGCCTGCACACCCTGCACCGCGTTGGCATTGGCCGTGATCTGGCCCTCATGGCGGGTCACTGCGGCATTGAGGTTACTGAAGCCGCTGGCCAATCCATCGACGTTGCGCCCCTCATCGAACGGCGTTGCATAGCGCCCCGTCTCCAGCTTCGCACGGCGAAACGATGAGTTGTAGTCCGTGTCGTAGATGTAGAGCGCGATCTGCACCTTCGCGCAGCCTGGTGGTGTCTCGCCAGTGAACTCGTACCGCTTCCACGAACCCGGTGCATGTGTCGCGTCTGCACGCGGCGTAGTGCCGATGCGATTGTTGGCCGCGTCGAAGAACTCCATTTGTGCAAATACCGCACCGCGAGTGCTACTGCGGTACATGTCAACGCTGCCCGTGAACGGCGTGTACGGAATGCCTCCAAAATTGACCGCTTGGAACATGTAGCGGTAGTCGCCGGGGCGCGGGGCAAGGAACGCGAACGTACCGTCCCAATCGCTATAACCGATGCTACCGCCCTCTGTCACGGACCAGTTTGTCCAGCCGTTCGACCACTTCGGGTTCTGGAGCAGGTTCGGGTTGGACGATTCCAGCCTTGCCTCAAGCCGGCCTGTCTGCGTCACCTTCGCGGCGAGGCCCTGTTCCGTCTGCGTGACGCGTGTGGTCAACCCGCCAATCGTCGATGCGTTGGCGTTGGTCTTGCCATCCACATCGCCAACACGCGACGACAACTGCGTGAGCTGCTCAGCCTGACTGTCGAGTCGCCCACTCTGCTGCGTCACCCTGGTGGTGAGCCCGCTGATAGCCGAGGAGTTGGCAAGCTCCTTGCCTTCCAGATCCGTGACTTTTCCGCCGATCTGAGTGAGTTGCTCTGTGTGCGCAGAGACAGTCTCGCCCTGCTGGCTCACCGTGGATGCAAGCCCGCTGATGGCTGACGAATTGGCGGAAACGCCGCCCTCCGCAAAGGACACCCGATCGGTAAGGCTGGTGAGGCTCTGCGAGTTCGCCCGAACCTGCCCGTCGATCGTGTTCACCTCAGACCGAAGCTGAGCCACAACCGTACTGTCCGCCTTCTCACCGAGGCTCACACCGATCTGATCGATCTGTTGGCCCATCGCAGCGTGCTCGGCCGCGTTGGCTTGTGCCAGTTGCTGGACGCTCGCCTCGCTTGCTGTCTTGCCGTTTCCATCCGGCATACGGGCGTTGATAAGCTGAATTGCCTGGGCATTGACCCCATCGCCGTTGATTCGTGCATCACGCTCACTGGCCACCAGGCCCGAGCGCACGCCAGCCACATCGCTTCCTTCGTAATCACCTCGCATTTGCACGGCAAGCGATGATCGCTGGAGCGCCTCGGCTGAGTCCGCGGCGATTCGAGCTAGGGTCTCCTCCTGCACCAGGGCGACCGACGCGCCGGGTTGCGGACGTCCCACCGCAACGTAGTCGATAAGGTAGTAGTCCGCGACGGTCTGAGCATCCCCGACTTGAAGGCGGATTGCGTCGATGGTTGCCGGCCACCAGGCAACGTCCTGCACGTCGATCGTGGCCACGCCATCACCGTCCCATACAGGCTCTCGAGCACTGGCGCTCTTCGCCGCGTTCCAATCCTGATCAACGGTGGTGATCCATTGCAGGAGGCCTTTCCATGTCGGCGAGCCCACGCGCTTTAGACGCAGCTTCACAAAGCGATAGGCGCTGCCGTCCACGGCCAGCTCCACCGGCGACTGCACCCAGGGTGCGGTGGCATGGTTGGCGGGCCGCAGCCAGCCGTCCACGAGCGTCGGCGCGCCGTTGCCCGTCCACCCTTCAATGGTCTGATTGAACGGCCAGAGCTTGATGCTGTCGAATTGCGTCCCGCTGCCGGCCGCGACCTCCGACACCGCGCGCGCCAACGATTCATCGGCGCTTTGCCGCAGCTGCTCCTCGCGGCTGATCGCCGCCTCGCGCGCCATCTTCTCATTCAGCAGTGCATCGATCCGGACCTGGGCCTCGGCGCTGATCGCCTGCATGGCTTCGGTCACGCCCTGCTGCCGCAGCAGGGCCTCGGCGACCAAGTCCTGTGCCGCCTGCGCCAGGCCGGCGGCGCGAGCAGCCGCCTCGTCTGCGATCGCTTGGATGCGGGCACTGATCTCCGCCGCCAGCTTGGTCTGCTGTTCGGCCAGGTCCTTCGAAGTGGTGGGCGGTACAGCGCCCACCACGGTTCCGGTGCCTGTCTTGCCGCGAACGGTCGGGGTGATCTGGAACCACCACGTCTTGCCGCTGCCGTCGCTATAGACATAGCGCGTCTCGGTGGTGCGGTGGATCTCCGTCCATGGGCCGTCCTGGCTCTCGCTGCGCGAGATGACGTAGATCACACCCTCCAGATCGACGGCGTCCCATTCGAGCACGACGCCGTCGGCTACCGGCGTGGGATTGACCCCGTTCGCCGGCGGCACGTCCGGCGCCCTGAAGGGCACAGGGAACCACGTGGAAAAGCGCGGCGCCACCGGAGACGCGGACGGCAGCCCGCCTACGCCGATTTCCACCAGCGTGAGTTTCCTTGCTTGCATTGCTGATTACCTCGCGTTGAGTGCTTCGCGCAGCGCTGAACTGCTGGCGTTGCGTACGCCCTGGGTAGTGGTAGACACGAGCTGGCGGAGCAGCTGGTTCTGTTCGGCGAGCAGAGCGTTGCTCTGCTGTATGGCGGCGGTGGTTTGCGTCTGAGCGTCGTTGTTCACGACCAGGTCGAACACGGCCCGGCTGAAGTTGTCCGGCAGCGCCTCGATGGCGTCGGCCAGCGCACCCATGCTGGTTCCGTCAGGCTGATTGAGATCTCCGACCTTCAGGCCATCGATGAGGCCGGTGACCCGGCCATACAGGCTGTTGTAGTCCTGCCCGCTGGCGTACAGGTTCCGCCCGAAGCCCAGTGCGGCCTGAGCGGCCGCCTGCGCGGCGCTGGTGTCGCCGCCGGACACCGCCCGCTCCAGCTCCTTCATCGCTTCGCCCAGCTTCTCCTGGTCCGTCAGCGGCGACAGGTCACTGATCGACAGGCCGTACTGCATGGCCTTCTTGTCCTTGTCGATCTGCGCCTGCAGCTTGCCCATGTTGGTGGCACGAAGCGCCTCGATCTTGGCCAGGTCCTCCGCCCGAGCGCCAGACAAGCCGAGCGCCTTGGCGTAGTCGTTCGCCGACTTCACCTGCTGCCGATACGTGCGCTCGATCGACAGTGCCTGCGACTGGTACTGCGTCAAGTTGGCCGTCATCAGCTGAGTGCTCACGTCCGCCATGAGGCTGGCGTAGTTGCCGAGCAGCCCGGTCACCTTCTCGACCTGGGTGGCCAGGTCTGTGCCGGCGACGCTGGCCAGGTCCTGGAAGTAGTCCACCGCCTTGTTGACCTTGTCGACCTCCATCCCATTGAGGGCGCGGCCCAGCTCATCGGCATTGCCCACCGCCAGTGCGATCGACGCACTCAGCGCGTTGAACACATCCGACGCCTCGAAGTAGCCATCCAGCTGGCCTCCGAAGCCGGCAGCCTTGACCGCCTCGGTGAACAGCCGGTTGGTCATGTCACCGAGATACGCCTCCAGCTGCGACTTGGCCTCGGCGGAGTCCGCCGACAGCTGCAGCCTGCCCAGACTCACCCGCACACCGGCCAACTGCTGGGTCAGGTCGACGCCCAACTGCTTGGCCAGGCCGGTTGCCGCACCACGAACCTGACGCGCGGCCATGTCGAACGTGCGATCGATACCGGGATCCACCGCGCCGTACTGCGTCCACTTTTTGTCCGACCGGAACAAGCCCCCCTTCTGCTTGATATCGGCGTAGGTCTGACCGTCGAAGTCACCGAACCCATACGAGCCGGTCAGGCCCTGGCCGGTGATCTTCGGAGCGCCGCGGCCGAACAGCTTTGCGTGGATGCTCGACCCGGACAGGATCGATGCGACCTTGTCGTTGAAACCGAGCCCGCGGAAGGTCTTGTCGGCGAGGCCCACCGCGCCGGCCGTTGCAATCTTGCCGGCCCAGCTCTCGCCGTTGGCGATGTTCCAGCCCTGGTCGAACAACTGGGCGTTCTTCATCATGCCGGCGACGATCCAGCCGATGATGGGGACCGCCGCCGCTGCTGAGCCAGCAGCGCCTGCACCCGCCGCACCTGCCCCGGCTCCTGCACTGCCACCACCGATCAACCCGGAGAAGCTGGAACCGGTCATCCCGGCCATGCTGGTCACGTCGCCGAAGCCTGTCAGGGTTCCCGCTGCGGCCCCGGCGGAACGGCCGAACCCGAACAGGCCTTGGCCCTTGGAAAGCAGCCCGGCCACGGTGCTCACGTTCTGGCCGCCGGCCGCAGAGCCATTGCCGCCGAACAACCCCATCAGACTCTGCAGGTTCAAGCCACCGCCCTGCCCGTTCATCCCGTTGAGGATCTGCGTCTGGATCGGGATCACCAGCTTCTGCTGCAGGAACTCGCGGGCCAGGTCACGCAGCCCGCGCTTGGCTGCATCCTTCAGGTCGTCCCACAGGTTGTCGAAGTCCCGCATGCCGCCGGCAACGAAGTCGGCCATGGCGTCAGCGGCATCGCCTACGCCATTGATGACCACGCCGGCCCACGCCTCAACATTGGCAGCAGCCTCCTCCGCACGCAGCGACAGATCGGCCGATGCCCGGGCGGCGCCGAGCATGGACTGCTCGTACTGCTCGTAGCTCGCCGCCCCCTTGGACAGCGCCAGCGCCTCCTTGCCGCCAGCGGCCTCCACCGCCTTCTGCAGCTCCTGCCGCATGTCTCGCTCGTTCATCATCTCGCGCCGCGACAGCTCACGCGCACGGCCGACCTTGCCCAGCATGGCGGCCTCGGCATCCATCGTCGCAAGGAGCGCCTCGGGGCTGGCCAGGGCCTTCTTGATCTCCGCGCTGGACTGCTCCAACGCCTTCTGCGACTCCAGGATCAGCGTGTTGTACGCGGCCCGCTCGATGCGCCCTTCCTTCAGCGCCTCCTTCAGCTTGTCCTCAAGCTGCTTCTGTCGCTCGGTGGCCTCGGCCAGTGGCCCGGCCATCGTTGCCGCAGCCATTGCAGCCTGCTCGTTGTAGCGCTTGATCGCTTCCGCATCTGCCTTGCGATCCTTGGCGCCTGCGCGCTCAGCGGCTGCCGACGCCTTGCGCGACTCCGTGAAGTTCTTCTGCGCAGCGGCCAGCTCCGTCTGGAGCCGGATGTACTGTGCGCCCTGCTCGATGTACTGCTTGACCTTGGGGTCATCGCGCTTGGAGAAGTCGACGCCGCTGGCTTGGGCCTCCTTGAACCAGTCATTCACGTCCAGCTTTGCAACTTCGGCAGCACTTTTGCCCACGCGGGCGAGCTGCCCCGGCAGCGACTGCATTGCCGACGCGATGCGCTTGCCAGCCGCGCCTGCCGAGTCTCCCAGAACGTTGAACGAACCCGAAAGGGCGTCAGTTGCGCTCTTCGCCTGAGTACTTCTGTCCGTGAAGGCGTCGAGGATCGCACGCTTACGATCGACCTCCCTGCCAGCAGTCGCCGCGGCAGCGGTCTCTTCCGTGAGGCTCTTGGCCACGGTGGCAGCAGCTGGCGAGCCAGCGATCATTGCTCGCCATGCCGCCTCCAGACCATTGGAGAACTCATCGGCGCTGATCTTGCCGGCCTTAAACGCGGCATCCAGCCGCTGCGTCTCCTGGATGAACTCTGAAGCCTGGCTCGCGGCGGCAAAGTTCGTCGCCGCAGCGACCATCTCCGTAATCGAGCTGGTGATGGTCCGGTAGTTATCGTCGATCTCCTTTTGCAGTCGAAGGATCTCGCCGGCCTGCATCTGGGCGTTGAGGGTCTTGAACTTCTCGATGGCAGTGTCAGCCGCACCACCAAAATCGATCAGCGCAGCCGATGCGGTCGCGGTGTTGTCGCGGAAGATCAGCCACCCGGCGGCAGCGGTCGCCAGCATCGTGACGATACCTGCCGGGCCTCCAAGCATTGCGAGGGTCGATGCACCTGCACGGGCAACCCACCCAGAATTCGCGGCAGCGGCCTGTCCCTGTGCCTGGGCAAGCAGGAGGACGGCCTGCCGATGCTCCAGCGTCGCGGCAGCGGCTTTGGAACTGACAGACACGCTTCCGCCGATCGCAGCAGCGCGACGAACCTCTGCCTGAGCATCAAGCATGGCCGCACGGGTCCGTAGCTCAAGCTGCTGAGCCGCGGCGACGTTCTGTGCGGCTGCAGCACGATCTGCTGCCATCCCTGCGTTTGCTGCAGCGACCCGCGCCAACAGAGCCTTGAGTAGTGGGCCAGAAGCCACCGCAGCACCGGCAACCGCCACCATCTCCAGGTTGTTGGCAAGCGCCCCGATGCCAGCAGACAGCGCTTTGGATGCCCCCGTTGCCTCATCTGCCCTACCGATCATCTCGGTCAGATTGGTGTTGAGGTTGGTAATCGACTGCGAGACACGAACCTGCATCTTTCCGAACGAGTCATCAACTCCGTCTGACATTTTCAGCAGAGCGTTGACGATCTGATCGGCCGCGACACCACCATCCACCACGAACTTGCGGAGACTACCTCGGGCAATGCCCATACCGTCTTCGATGGTCTGCACCAACTTGGATGCGCCATCGACCATCGAGTTGAACTCTTCGGCGCGCAGCGTACCTGCCGCCAGGGCCTGGCCAAACTGAGTTAGCGCGCCCTCCGACGCAGCGGCGCTGCTACCGGACATGGCAATCGTCTTATTTACCGTCTCCACGATCCGGGCTGTCTGCGCGCCTGTTACCCCCAGCCGATCCTGGACCATCGCCAGATTCTGATAGAGGCTCGCCGTGGCGTCCAACGGCTGATAGGTCGCCTTGGCGATCCTGACCACATCCTGCTGGGCCGCAACAAACTCGGCCTGCGAGGCGGTAACCAAGCGGATACGGTTGCTCATCCCGGTCCATTCGTCGGCCCGGCCGATTGCCGTCTTGACGGCGGCCAGGGCCGAGCCCATGCCAACCGCCTCAAGTGTCACGCGACGGAACCCTGCCGCCACGTCATCGGCACCGCGGCGCGCAGCATCGGACATGGCCGACTGGATGCTCGACATGTCGCGCTGAACGACTCGTGCCGCTTTACCGCTGTCCCGTTCGAACGATCCGGACTTCAACAGAAGATCGACAGTGAGGGTGTACAGACTCATGGTTTCGTCCATAAAAAAGGCCCGCACTGGGCGGGCCTCGGGCTACAGGTTTTCGGGCGTTGCGCCCGATCTCTACTCAACTTCGATTTTCTTCCCGATACGCTCAAGCCAGCAGAGGGCGGTGCCCAATCGGTAAACGGCCCATGACATGGCAAGAGCCCAGCCGGTGCTCAGCACCACCGCGAACACGTTGAGCAGATTCCAGTTGTGGGAAACCCCGCCCCACGAGGCAACGCGCGGCACACGCCCAAAGGCGAACACGCCAACCACTCCCGCAACCAGCGATAGCAACACCATCAATCGGCCCACGTCCTCCAGCGCAGATCCAGCGTTGGGCGGCAGCTTTTCTGGCCGGGGATCCCCGGCCGGAACATCGACTTTGCTCGTGTGCTCAATCATTTCCGCTCCTTGCTCGTTGAGATTGAGATTGTGCCAGCGAGCAACCTGCACAACAAAATCAGGCCGGGATCTCCTCGAATTCCATGTACCCCGTGAAGTACTGCCGGCTGATGTTCTCCGCCGACGGCAGCTGTGTCGGGTAGCCGTAGAGCGCCGACCGCGCCGCCAGCAGCGGGTCGAACGCCTTGCTGACCATGTCCCGGTACTGCGGCACTACGCAGGAGCGCCTGCGCCCCGCGATCGCTGCCGCCACCGTCTCCCAATCGGTCCCGCCCAGTCCACCGCCGCGCACGGCAGCTGTCGCCCGACCGGACAAGGTGCAGGTCAGCCGGCGGTACAGAGGCCCAGGAACCGTGTTGACCTGCCCACCCTTGGTGCGGGTGTGCACGCTGGTGTCGATCGTGGCCACCGCCCAGCCGTCGCTGATACCCACCTCGACTGCCCGGAAGATCGCAATTTCGCCCACGTCGACGTTCGTGGCAGTTGTGTCGATCTCGACGGACACCGTCGATACCATGCCGCTGGCCTTCGGGAAGAGCCAGGCGCAGACACTGCCGTCTGGCAGTCGCACGGTGGTGGCACTCGCGCCGGCGGCGCTCACCTGGACGCCGGGCGGAATGTTGAGGCCGAGAATCGCGATGATCCCCGGCACAACAGCTTCGGCCAGGGTGATCGTGATCGCCAGCGAACTGGTGCGGCGGATCCGCGACGCCCTGCCAGGCTTTCCGTCGAAGAGCGCCGAGCCCTGGTCCGCACTCAACCACGTGCCACCGGTGAGGGTCACCGTCGCGACTGCCGGCATGCCATATCCAATCAACACGTCATCATCCCCACACCGTCAGCACCACGTCCCCCGTGGCAGGATTGCGCTCTACACGGCGCACCAGCACCGGCTTGCCGTCGTCGAGACCGTAACGTCCGTAGGTGATCCGGCCGATCTGCCCCGGCAGCGGCGCCAAGTCCTGATCACCACGCACCGCCAGCTGGTAGAAGTGGCGCTGCACCCGGTACAGGCCGAGGACGCGATCAATCTCCTGCTGCGCGTCGGCCGCATGCCAGAACAACGAGATCACCGGGTCAGCCGCCTCTGCCCGCTGGTAGTGGGCGTGCAGCGGACCAGCGCCATAGACCTGCCCCCGGTAGAGGCCGGTCAGCTCATCGCGCCGGGATTGCGGCACGTCGACAACGTCGGTGACCAGGTCCGATGCGCCCAGCGCCTGGCCGTTGGGACGGTAGGCCATGCGTCGAGTCAGGTTGGGAGCATCATCGGGCACCATGACCAGGTCAGCGGCCAGATCATCCTCCGACAGATCGAAGGCGAACGCGCCGACATAGGTCTCGGGCGCGGTCACGCGGGCGAAGCGCAGCACCCCGGATGGATCCTGGTAGCAGCCGGCGCCGTAGCTGGGTAGGAGCGCATTCAGCGCAGCGCGGCCGGTGATGGCTGTTCCTGCGTAGTAGCCGATGCCCATATACCCCGTGGCTTGGTCGATACTCGCACAGTCGCTGGCTGACCAGGCCGCTCGCCCCAACCTGGCCATCACGTCCCCCACCGCCTGCTCCAACCGCGCCGGCAGCATGCCCGCTCCGATGCTGGAGGCGTCCGCCACCACCGGCGTTACCGGCGGCGACTTCATCAGCAGCTGCTGCCCATCCGGCGCTTGGCTGTAGGTTCCTGTCTCCATCAGGTCGCCGCGGTCCATCACGGCATCCACGTAGACCCGCCCGTCAGCAACGAACATCGACGTGCCGTCCGAGTTGGCTCCCATCGCTGGAATACTGGCCACCGCACCGATCACGATGGGCTGTGGCTTCCATGCCAGCGACGCCACATTCGGCAGGAAGACGCCCTGGTTGATGGTTTCATCCAGGTAGTCGTGCGCATCGCGCAGGTGCAGCGTCTTGGTGCCGTCGTCGTTGATCTCGATCTGCTCGATCGCGCAACGGAAGGCCGGGACCGCGTCGGCCCGCATCCCGTTTTCGGGCGCAAGCAGGATCTGCACCGAGCTGCCAGAGGCACCAGTGCCCGCCATTCCGTCCAGCAAACCTTCCGCATCGACCACGACGCACTCGGCGGCCGCGGCCTGGGACACGGGGTCACCGCCCCACGGCCAGAACGCCAGCTCCTGGATCAGGTTGACGCCCTCGGCCACCAACCCCTCGTAGCGAACGTTCGCCGGGCTATCGCCGGGCGCAGACAGCCAGTCCACGTCGGCCAGCCGGGTCGGGCTGACGGATGCAGCGGGCAACCGCCAGCCAGCGGCCGCCGCCTCGCTTCGCGGCCCCCACTGCCCTGCGTTGACCGCGAGGCACAGCCCGCCCGCCTTGGTTGCGGCCAGTGACGCGGCGAAGAACAGCGGCCCTGACAGCTGCAGCTCGCGCACCAGGATCTGCGCGCCGTTGAGGTAGAGCCGCAGCTGGCGAGGGGTCGAGAACACGACCTGCAGCCCGACAATGTCGCCGTGGGTCACCGCCGGCAGGGAAGTGGCGATCGCTCCTCCAGCCTGCAGCAGGCGCCCGGCGGCGAGGTCCCAGCCGATGCTGGCGAGATCCGCACCCAGCGCCTTGTTCAGCGCTGCCGGGCCTGTGGCGAAGCCTACGAGGGCTGCAAGGGCGTCATCACCCCACACCGCAAACTCCACGCCCACCGTCCCGGCATCAAGGCCGAAGTCGGAGCGCGCGTGGCTGGCCAGCGCGGTGGCGCCGGTGGTGGCCAGGGTAAGCCCGCCATCTCGCGCAGCGAGTAACGGGCCAATGGGTGTGGCGGCGAACCGCCCGAAAGTGTCGGTCATGGCTATCCCAGTCGATCGAACCAGTCCTGTGCCTCGTCCTCCTCGGAACGTGGAACAAGTGTGTCCAGGTACTCCTGAAAGGAGCGCTTGGTGCCGCCTTGGCTGTGTGAGGCAGTGATGTATGCGGCGAAGGCAGCGGGCTTGATGTGCAGGCTTACAGGGTCGATGGGGTTCCGCTTGTGGAACTCCCACCATTCCAGGAACTCCCGGCGCGACATGCTCGCCTGCAGCTCCGCCACCGTGCGATGCAGGTGGCCGGCGAGAACCTTCCAGAACCAGTCCTCGCCGCGCTGCCTTAGCCGTTTCCCGCGTCGGCCTGTGCCTGGGCAGCGTCGTCACCGAAACCGGAGTGCTTCATGGCCACGCGCTGCAGCTCAGCAGCCACCAGCGGTTTGAGCTGGGCGGCCTGCGTCACGTTCATGACCGGCTTGCCGTCCTCGTCGCAGATGGTGGCCGCAATCAGCTTTGCACGGTCGCCCTCACCCCACAGCTTGCGGAACTCCGCATCCGGCAGCTCGCGCACGTAGAACTGTGCCTTCGCGCCGTTGGGCAGGGTGATAGTGTCAGAGTGCACGTCCTTGGACGCGAACATGCCCAGGCTGGTGAACGACTGCAGGAGGCTGACGGGCTGCTGCGGCTGGGTTTCGGGGGTGTCGTTGGTCTTGCTCATTGGCCGTTTCCTTGAATGGCGACAGGGCGCGCGGGCCGCGCACGGCTAACACGCGGAGGATCCGCGCGCCCTGCCAAAGAGAAGGCCCGCCGGAGCGGGCCTGGGTGTGCGCCGTTGCCGCAGCCTTACGGCGTCGGGCGGTGCGTGGTGACGGCGCCAGAGCCGCGGATGGTGATCGTGGCCTTCCATACATCGTTGTCCTGGCTGGTCACCGCGAAGTTCTGCACGAAGCCATCGAACTGCTTGGACAGCACCGTGGTTGGCGGAGTGATCTTGCCGTCGACAGCTTCCGGCTTCGCCACGCCCTCGGTTTCCGACAGCGGCGCGGTCACCAGCCAGTTCACGACGGCACCGGTCTCGTGCAGCTCCTCCAGCTTCTCGTGGTCGACGCTGTCATAGATGATCTCGATGCTGGTGCTGCCGGTCTGCTTGCGGCCGGCGACGAACTGGTCCCAGTCGTCGTCGTAGTCGGAGATATCGATCTCCGATGCCTGGCCATCGGGAAAGCCGACCGAGCGCAGGCGGGTCACCTTGATGACCGAGGCCGCGGCGATGGCGACGAACAGCTGCGAGTGCTTCGACTTGATTACCTGTCCCATAAGGGTTTCCTTGTATTGCGCCCGTCGCCGGGCATGAAAAAGGCCCCTTGCGGGGCCAGTGGGTTGCCGTTGTGTAGATCAGCGCAGCTGCAGGAGCCGCACGTCGAATGAAATGCCCACCGAATCCGTGCCGTCGCTGTCGGGGCTAGGGTTGTACGACTCGATGCCGCCCACGCGCTCCACCACGTCGCGGATAGCAACGCCAACGGCGTTGGCTTGGCTGAGGACCTCGCCCCATACGGTCATTCGGACCCGCCAGCCGTCCGCCGGCGACGGTTCGGACAGCATCGCGGTTGGCGAGCCGTTGACCACCTCCCAAGTCGCGTAGGGGAGCGGCGTGTTCTGAGGCGCGCTACCCAGAAACAGTCGGACAGGGTCGCCAAGCACTTGCCGAACGACCGCATCGCTTTCCAGAAGGGATTGGATCAAAGGAACCATCATCGCCAGCCATCCTTCTTCAGCTGCTTGTCGAGTGCAGCCCAGGTTTCATCGATGACAACTTGAGCCGCCTCCGGTCCCTTGGCCTCGCCTGCTGGCGTGAGGAACGGGGACGCCCGCATATTCTTGGTGCCGAACTCGACGAACCGCCAGTAGTAGGCCCAGCCTCTATCGACATAGGTTTTACCGGTCCGCCCACGCCGTTGATTGCGCTTGGTGTTTGCGTACTTGCGGCGGCGACCAGTCTTAACCCCAACCATAAAGTACTCGCCGCCTTGGCCTACACCTGCGCGCTGTCGGCTTTTGGTGTTGGCCCGACGGGTGACGATCTGCGTGGCCATGAACCCCGATGCTCTCGGAGCCCGGCGCCGGGCGTCGTCGCGGATGACGTTGCCGCCCTTGCGCATGCCGGCCTGAACCGCCCTTCCCTGGATCGCCTTGGGAGCCGCCCGTAGTGAACGCAGGAGGCCGTCAAGACCGTCGATCTTCACCTGCTCAGACATTGGTCAACCCCGCTACGGCGATGATCGCCATCTCGCTGCGGTCGTTGCTGGGTGCGATGCTCTTGATATCGAAGGCACGGCCACGGAACACGATCCGCCACTGAGGATCAACGTCACGCGGGCGGATATCGAACCGAACCTGCTCCCGGTAGCGCTCGGCACCGGCGGCGACCGCCTCTGTCGTTGCCGCAAGATTGTTGGTGGCCTTGGCCCACACACTCACAACCTCGACCCACACCGGCTTACCTGGGCCGCCCAGCGGGTCGCGCCGTTCGGTCTTGCGCTCGAATCGGATACGGTGCTGCAGATCGCCATCTAGAAGCGTCATGGCATCATCACCCTTCGGTATGGGCGGAGCAGGCTCTTGGCACCGTTGGGTAGCTCGACCGCCTGAGCCCCCACGATCACATCCGTGCGGTTCGCGTAGAGGTGACCGAGCGTCAGCAGGATGGCAGAGAAGATGCTCGGATTCGCAACAACGCCGTGGATGCAGGCCTCCGCCTCTACTGTCGCCTCGCGATGGGCGACAACCGCCAGCCGTATCGCGGCGGTGCGCTCGTCCCCATCCTCAATGAACGCCGCATCTGCCAGCGCCTGGCTTTTTGCAAGCGCGGCGGCCTTCATTACGGCTGGGTAGCTGCGCCTTGCCAGAGCCAAGGCGTCGGCGTCCTCGTAGATCCGCCGATTGAGGTATGCCTGCGCTGCATCCTGCGCGCCGGCAATGGCGGCCTGCAGCTGTTCCTCGGGGTAATCGGCCTCAACTCGCACATGCGAGCGGGCTTGTGCGAGTGAGACGATGGGCATATCAGTCCTTCTTCCCTTCAGCCAGAGCCGCGGCCAGCTTCTCCGCCCCCCAGCGCTTGTCGAACGGGATGCCGGCGGCCTCGAGCTTGGCAATCAGCACCGGCTTCTCATCCGATTCCGATTCAGCCGAAGACTTGCCCTCCGACAGCGCACCCAAGGCCCGGGCACCTGCTTCCAATTCGGGCGGGCATTCATCCCCGACGGCGAAATCAGTCGGGTAAATCTCGCCGTCGCGCACACCGCGAAACGGCTTCGTGAGCTTACTCATGGCTTCTCCCAGTGAAGGGGCGGCCGAAGCCGCCCCATGTTCCGTTGTTCCCTGGGCCGATTACTCGGCGATCTTGAGGGCTCGCATCGGCTCCGGGTTGTGCACACCGCCGCCCACGCGCTTGGTGGTGTAGAACATCACGTACGGCTTGTTGGTGTACGGGTCGCGCAGAACGCGCACGCCCTTGCGGTCGTACACGGTGTAGGTCTGCTTGAAGTCGCCGAACAGTGCGGCGATGGCGTTTGCTGCCACATCCGGGATCGCGGCCACGTCCTGCACCGCAAAGCCGGCCAGGGTCGACGGCTGACCCGCCACCAGCGACGGCTGCCACAGGTAGTTGCCTTGGGCATCCTTCAGCTTGCGCACCACACCCTGCGTCTTGCGGTTCAGCGCGAACTTGGCGCCCGCAGTGAATGCCGACGGCAGGTCATAGACCAGGTCCAGAATGCTGTCACCGTTGATGCCAGCCGCCAGCCCGCTGTTCACGGCCTTGATGGCACCGAACGGGTGCTTGGCTGCGTTGGCGCCGCCTTCCACGTAGGTCAGGATGCCGAACGGCTTGTTGACGCCATTGCCGGAGAAGAACGCATCGCCCTCCTGCTTGGCGAACTCCAGCTCGACCTCGCCGGCCAGCCATGCCTCCAGGTCAATCTCGGCATCGTCCAGCAGCTGCTGGGTCGCCGCCGGATTGGCGTAGATTTCGCCCCAGCCGAAGCTGAGCGGACGCAGCTTTGCCGTTGCGGTCTCCGGGCGGGGATCTTCTTCGCCCACCCAGCCCGAGGACGTGCCGCCGGTGTTGTACAGCTTGGTCAGGCCCGCCCCGGAGCAGGGCTGCACGTTGGCCAGCTGGCGCATGTCCGACACGATGACCAGGCGGTCGGTGATCGAGCGGTCCCATTCTACCGGTGCCAAGTAGCCGCCCTCATCGGCCGCCCCCTTGTTGAGGGCAGCCTGCACTTCACCCTTGCGGAAGTGGGCACGGAACGACTCGGTGTACTCCGCATCAGCGACAGAACTGCCGGCGCTACCGCCGCCCATCTGGAACGCGGCCATCTGGGTGTTGGCCTGGTCGACCGCGGCCTGCAGGCGGGTAATGTCTGCATTGATGTTGTCGACCTTCAGGGCCTGCAGTGCATCGGCGCTGCCCTTCTTGATCTCTTCCAGCTGCTTGGTGTGCTCAGCCTTGAAGTCGGCGAATGCCTTGTTCAGCGACTCCACCAGCGCCTTCACGTCGGGCTGGCTGCCGCCATCGGCGTGCACGGAAACGAGGCCGCGCGGGACGCGGCCGTGGGTCATCTTGGTCATGTGTTGGCCTCTTAGGCTTTGATGTTGTCGAGAAGGCCCTGCAGCAGGGCCGAGGTTTCGTTGCCGCCAGCGCTCGGCGTAGCGGACCTGGCAGCGCACGGCTTGCCGTTGAACAGCGATTTCAGGGTGTCGCGTCGCATGGAGCGGGAGTGGCCTGCTTTGGCCATCGCCGCCTCGACCAAGGCCAGCGCCTTACGCCCACCCGATGCCTGCTTTGCATCCTTGGTGGCGGCAGCTCCATCGAGCAGGCCATCGGCAAAGCCGTCTTCCACCGCCTGCGCGGCACCGATCCAGGTCTCCTCGTCCATCATCCGAGCCGCCTCAGCCTCGGTGACGCCCGAGCGGGCCGCGTAGACCTTGGCCATGGCCGTGTCGAATGGCTCCAGCAGCTTTGCCGCGTCGGCCATGTCGTGCCGATTGCCGATGGCCACGGCCCAAGCGTTGTGGATCATCAGGAACGATCCGTCGCCCATCAGGATCTCGTCGCCGGCCATCGCGATCACCGACGCCGCCGACGCGGCCAGACCCATGACCTGAACCGTCACCCTGCCCTGGTGCTCGCGCAGCAGGTTGTAGATCGCGACACCTTCGAAGAAGTCGCCGCCGGGCGAGTTGATGTTCACCACCACGTCTTTGTCGCCGATGGCGCGTAGCGCGGCGCTGATCCGCTTGGCGGTGACGCCAGTGCCCTCCCAGTCTTCGCCGATCGAGTCATAGATCGAGATGCTGTTCGCGTCGTTCCCAGCGGCGCGAACTTCGGGCTCCCAGCGTTGGAGCGCGTCGGGACGCACGTCGAACTGGGCGGCTCCGAGCCGTCGCTCAGCACGGATTTCAGGCAGCTGCCGGAGGCTCATTGCTCTTTCCCTTCTGTGTCATGGGGTTGATCAGGTCGCTGGCCCCTGGCTGATCCGATTCCGGATAGTCCAGGAGGTCGCGGATCTCGTTCTGCGTGTGGAACGGTGCCGTACCGCCGGAGCCGAGAGCGGCCTTGAAGAAGTCCGCCTGATCTTTGAGCGTGCCGCGCATCAGTGCCCGCACGTTGAACTTGGGCTGGTAGCGCTCCAGATCCCGCTCGTCGATCAGCGATCGCGCGACCGCCTGCTCCCAGTTGGTGAAGTGCTCCAGCATCGTGTACTGCAGGAAGAAGATGCCCAGCTGCTCGATGCCGGTGCCCCAGCTGGTATCGCTCAGGAACAGCAGCGGGCGGGGAACACCGTAGAGCCTGGCCACCTCCTCCACCTGTGCGCTGCGGTTCTCGACATGCTGGGCCTCTTGGGCGGTGCTGCCGAACTTGTTGGCCTTGGCGTTCTCCTCCAGCAGCATCCAGCGCTGCGCCGCGGCGGCGCCGGCATATTCGGTGTCGAGGGACGTGCGCATGCGCTCATAGGCCACGTCGCTGAGTGCATTGGGCACCTCGATGGCACCACCGGCCATGTTGCCGGTCTCAAAGATCCGGCTCGCTGCCTGTTCCGCATCCAGCGCCAGGCGGATAGCCCGATCTGCCAGCTTCATCCTGGACAGGCTCGTGACGCCGTCCACGGATAGGTCGCGGATGTGCAGTACTTCCTCCTGCTTGAGAATGACCTCTCCACGCTTCTTGCTGTTGAACCGATAGAGCATGCGCCAGTCGTCGCCAAGCTCAGCCCTCACCGCTGGGGAATCCAGCGGGATCAGGTGGATTGGCCGACCTGCTGACCACACGATCCGCGCGTAGGCGTCCCCGTGCCGCTGCCGGGCCAGCTCCATCTGCCGCTTGAACTCCAGCGGGGTCTGCCATGGATTCGGCTTGATCTTCAGCAGGCGGTGCGCGGGATGCTCGATCGCTATCCGCTTCTTCCCACCCGACTCAACCAGGTTCAGGGGCAGCATGCCGATTGTTCCGCAGATCAGGGACAGGCAGCGGAGTACCGCCATGTTGCGCAGCTGGTAGCCACCACCGCCGTGGCCGCCCTGTGATCGGATGAACTCCAGCAGTGCCGGATCATTCATTCCCGTGAACTGGCCGGCCTCAGCGCGTGCGCTGGGTGGCGCCGCCGGCGGCGGATTCCAGAGCCGGTCCAGCGATTTCAGGTCTTCTTCGTTGAACCTGGACATGGTTTTCCCTATAGAAATCGGATCCCGCGCTTCTCGTACACAGAAGCTGAGCGGACAAAGCTCGCGTGCGCTGCACCGATAGCCATGCACAGTGCGACGGCCGGATCGATCTTGTTGATCGACCGCTCTTTGGAGAGCCAGCGGTTGTCCCATTTGTCTGTTTCGATCACCGCCGACATGAGCGCTGAAACGAGGACCGGGTTCTTCTTCAGTCGGATCCGGCCCTCCAAGAGGGCCTCTTCCAACAAGTTGAGCGAGCCGGGCATCCACATGCCCTCTGGCACCGGCTGCCCTGCTGCTTTGGCTGCCTCTGCTGCGGCCTCTAGCGGCTTGCCCTTCCTGGTGCCGCCCTGCGGGTGCTCGGCGAAGGTCAGCGAAAGGCCAATCTGTTTGGCATCGTCCTCGAAGCGGCGGAACACATACCGGTCATAGGCCATCAGCTGAATGGAGTAGCCCTGGTCGTAGTCGGCCAGCGTCTGAGCCACATGCCGGAAGCTGATCGTCTTGCCCTTCGGCGCATGCAAGTGGCCAGCCTCGATCCACGTCCGGTAGGGCAGCTTGTCCTTCAGCTGGCGTGCGTCCACCGTGTCGCCGGGCGTCCATGCCTCAATCCAAGCATCAAACGTCGGCTTCTCGACCACGCGCTCCTCGCCCTCCACCATGACGGTGACCGGCAAGCTGCCGGTTTGGACGACGAACGCCGCAGCGGTCAGGTCGCGCACCTGCGACAGATCGAGCCCGCCATACACCGGCTTTCCGTGGTGTTCGGCAATCTTGAAGTCGGCCAATGCTGGCTCCAGCGTCGCGCGGGTCATCCACGCAGTTTCAGCATCGGTCCAGACGCAGAAGTGCAGGCGCAGCACGCCGTTCAACTGGCCGGGAATCGCCTTCGCCTGGTGAACAATGTCCCGCAGCGTCTCCTCGGTGATCGTAATCCCGAGCAACGGGTTCGCTTTGGCCCAGCAGGTCGGATCCTCCAGTGGGTCGTCGCCATCATCGAGCGCGCACACGTAACTGAAAGTGCGATCGTCCAGCGGCTCACCGACAAAGGTCGGATCGTTGACCGCCTCGGTATGCCCAGCCGCCACTTTCACCGCGTGCTCGTGCTCCTCCCAGGCAACACTGTTTCGGTCGCTGCCCGAGTTGGTGATCATGAACAGCAACGGCTGTCGCCGGAACTTGAAGCCGCGCTCCAGCATCTCGATGGCGCGCCGGTCGGGCAGCTCGTGAACTTCGTCGGCAAGCACGAAGTACGGGCGAGGACCGGAGCCTGTTCGCCCGGTGTCCCGCGAAACCGGCCGGAAGAAGCTGCCGCTCTTGTGGTGAGCGATGTTGTACTCGCGCCCCTCGCCGCCGGAGAACTCCAGACGCTTCATCAGCGCCTTTGAGGCCTTAACCATCTTCACCGCGTCGGCGAACAGGATTCCGGCCTGCTCCTTCTTCGCGGCCGCGGCGTAGATCTGCGCGCCAGCCTCCCCGTCGGAGGTCATCCCATACAAACCAATGCCGCCGGCCATGGGCGACTTTCCGTTGCCCTTGCCCATCTCGATATAGGCGCGACGGAATCGCCGGTTGCCGTCCGCCTTCTTCCAGCCAAACAGCGATCCGAGAATGAATGCCTGCGAGGGGTGCAGCTCAAAAGAGCGGCCCTCGAACTGGCCCTCGGAGAGCTTCAGAATCGTCTCGAAGTACTCAAAAACCCTTTGCGCCGCAGCTTGGTCGAAGTAGAGGCCGCGCTCGTGACCGTCTTGCAGGTCCTTCAGGTGCCGGCGGCATGCATTTCGCACATGGGGACCGGCCACGATCTCACCTGCTACCACGGCCAGCGCATAGGCCGCAGTGCGATCAGAAGAGCTTGTCGTCGGGGTCTTCGTCCTCTTCGCCGCCATGATTCACTTTTGTCTCGTCAACCGGCGTTGCGCCGAGCTTGGAAAGCAGGGAGCCCAGCGCCTGGAGGGCCGAAACCCCCATCTCTGGGTCGGTCTCCATCCGAGCCGCCAAGATGCAGACCTGGCGCAGCAATAGCCGGTGGCCGGCATGCAGCCACGGCATGTTCTCGACCTGCTCACGCCATACCGCGATCTGCGATTTCGTCATCCCCTTGTAGGGAGGCCCGACCGCCTTGGCCTTTTTCGGCGTCTTGCGGTCCTTGTGCCGTTTTGGGTTCTTGGCCGCTGCGCCAGAAACTGCTGCTTTTGCGGCTGGTGTCCTTGGATTTGCCATTTTCTGCCCCGGTCGGGGGTCGTCTTTCCAACTGTGGATGCGCAAAGAACGGGGGGCGCACGTATCGCCGGGCGATCGGCCCAAACTTTTGAGCCCCCCTCCCCTTTTCGTTCAGCTTTCTGTGGATAACCCCGCGCCGGCGCTGTTGGCCTACTTGATCGGCCAACCGTCGGCGTCGCACCCCACAACCACCTGCTGGGCGTTCCCAAAGCCGCCGTCCTCGCGGGCCGTCTTCCGGCTATGGCAGCTGATGCACATCGTCCGCAGGTTCTCCGGGGCGTTGTTGTTGGGGTCGCCATCCACGTGGTCGACGTGGGCTTGGCCGCGCCCGGTGCAGAGAACACCGCAGCCATGTTCCTGGCATCGGTACAGGTCCCGAACCAGAATGGTCTCTCGCAGCGCGCGCCAAGCTCGGCTGTTCGTCGGCAAGGCGCGCTTGGCCTGCCGGTTACCTGCCAGCCCTCGGGCGCTCATCAGTAGGGCTTCTCGTCCAGGTCGACGCGCTCAGGCTCGGCACCTTCATCCTGCACCGGTGCACCGGCCTCCTCGCCCAGCAGCTGCGCCACCGCCTGCACGAGCAGGCCAACGTGCATTGCCAGCTCGGCGATCTGCTTGCCCTGCTGCTCGATGATCCCGACCAGTCGGTCAATGCGGCTATCGGTGCTGCTCTCAATCAGACCCGCCAGGGCCGTGACAGCCGCAGCGCGCGCCACCTCTTCAATCCGTGCAGCGTCCATCACCAACCCTCGTCGTTCGCAGTACCAGGCCGCGGCGTATCCACCACTCGACCCGCTCCCAGTCCGGGTCCATGCCCGAGGCCCGGGCAAACCACACCACGGCAGCCAGATACCACCGCAGCCACCAGCGCAGGCGGACCGACGCAGTCACTGTCGCGTGCATCAGAATTCCTCCACTTCCCAGCCACCGCCGTCGCGCTTGCGCCTGACCTTCACCGCGATGAAGCGGAACGGGTACATGGCCGCGGCAATCTTGATCTTGGCCCTGGCATCGTCCTGCCAGTGGCCCTTCACCTCGTGGCACTCCATGACACCGTCGGCAGCCATGACTGCAAAGTCCGGGGTGTAAAACGTGTTGTCGGCCAAGCGCAGCTTTATGCCCTCGAACCGGTGCCACTGCACCTCGCCTGCCGCTTGCAGCGCGCGCAGCCGCTCGGCATACGCGGCCTCGGTCTTGTTCATCTCGCCCGTCTTCAGGCGACCCAACGCCAGCACGCGGCGTTCCCGCGCCGCCTGCCGGACCATCAGGGCAAATCCGGTACAGGTTTGCCCTGCACCTGGTCGATGCCGTCGAGCTGCGCCTCGTACTGCTGCAGGCAACGCTTCCTGCCGTTGCTCACCTCGAACACGGCAGACGGCGCCGCCTCCTTCACCCACTTGCAGCGCTTGCGCAGCTGGGCGTCGATCGGCACATAGGTCGCCACCTGAACCTTAATGACGGCTGCTGGCGGCGGGTTCTGCTTGGTCGGTGCGGCCTGGCACGCTGCCAGCAGCGCAGCGGTTGTAACCACGATGACGCGCATGTCAGTACCCCTTCAGTGCCGGGCAGGCGGAATCTAGCAGCTCCAGGGCTGCCTTGCAGGTGTCGGGCCGTTGTTCGTAGCGGCCGCGCCAGGTGGAAGCGTCTTTCTCGGATGCCTCGATCTTTCCGGCCAGGGCCTGAAGTGCTACCGCGCTATCTGCCTTGAGCGCTTCCAGCTTCTCGGCTTCGGCCCTCAGTGCGGCGGCGACCTCAGCCAGACGCTGATCGCGGCTGTCCACGTCGGCCTGCAGTCGGGCGGCATCGGCCTGCCAGTCGGCCCGGACCTTGATGACCTGAGCGCTCAGGTCGCGGATCTTCTGCTCCTTCTCCCAGGCAGTCAGCCCGGACACCATGCAGCCGAAGGCCAGCACCGCGCACACCAGCTTGACCTTGCTGCCGGGCTTGCTCAGCCACTGCAGCGCGTCGGCAGCGGCGCCGACGATCAGCGTCCACAGCGCGCGAAAGAAACGAATCAGTACGCTCATGGCTTATCGCCTCCGATGGCGCCGGTGGCCCGCTCCACCATGCGCACGTAGCCGGGCAACAGCCGGCGGATCAGGACGCCAGACAGGCCGGCCAAGGGCAGCTGCGGGGCGCCCGCCAGCGCCGGCCAGATGGACGCGGCAACGGCAATGACCCATGCGGCCACGATGGCGTAGGCCACGACCGCCACAGCCAGGGCAGCCCAGCGCGCGGCGGTCTGCAGGAGGCGGTGGCCGCGACGGCGGCTGGCGTCAGCGGCTACCCGCTCCGCGTCCTTCTCCGGCAGCAGCAGGACGCCGATCAGCGCTCCCGCCATGGCGACCAGCAGCACGGACTGCGGTACGCCGAGGATCACCCGCTCAGCCTCGCGCAGCGCATCAGCGGTCGCCGGTGCCACGACGGCCGCGGTGAACGTCCCGACGATGGTTTTCAGAGTGCTCACTGGCTCAGTCACGGCGCCACCGCCCCGCCGGCCTTGCGGTACACGGCCAGCAGGTCGGCAAGCTTCTGTTCGTGCTGGCCGTAGCCAGCGCCGGGCAGACTCGCCCAGATGTTGCTGACTGCCTTGACTGCCTCCGGGACCTTGCCCGCCTGGATCAGCGGCAGCGCGCGACGCTCCCGGACCTGCTGCAGCGCAATGAGGTCCTGGCTCAGCGGCGAGAAGTCCTTCAGGCCGAGCGTCTTCTTGTAGGCGTCGTAGTAGCGGCGCAGCAGCTGGTAGCGGCCTGCTGCAGTGGACTGGATCTTGAGCTTCGGAAGGTCCACCAGCACGCGCGGGTGGTCGGTGTAGCTGCGGAACAAGCCACCGCCGACCAGCACATCGTAGCCGCGGTCGTTGGTCGGCTGCCGGCCGTTGTCCGTACCTTCGGACCAGGCCAGCATGTCGAGGAAGGCCACGACGTTCACGCCGCCAGCCTGTTGGGGAGTGATCTGCGTCATCTCGGTTCCTGCGGATGTTCAGCCCCGCCGCGCCGAGCGGGGCATGGATACCCTGCCGGACCCGATGCCCGGCTAGGTTGTGTAGATCAGCTCGCTCCGAGCAACACCTTGGCCACCACCCACGGTGTAGCGGATGGGCACGCTGACCCGACTGAAGTGATCGAACAGCGCGCGCATGGTGGGGTGGTCGTTGATGGTCAGGATTGCCCGGCCTTTGAGCTGGCTCATGGTTTCAGCCAGCAGCTCGTACTGATCCATGCCGAACTCGCTTCCATAGCCCGTGGTCTCCCAGTACGGAGGATCGAGCAGGAACAACGTTTCAGGCCGATCGTACTTCTCGATACACCGCTTCCAGGTCAGCTGCTCGATCACCACCCCCTGTAGCCGGAGGTGGGCATCACTCAGATCCTGTTCCAGCCGGAGCAAGTTGATGCGTTTTGCCGCCGTCGGTCCAACGCCCAGCGACTGCCCGTCCACTTTCCCACCAAAGCTCAGCTTCTGCAGGTAGTAGAACCGCGCGGCGCGCTGGATATCGGTCAGCGTATCGACGTGCTGCAGTTGGGCCCACCGGTACATTTCCCGGCTTGTCAGGGACCAGCGGAAGTGCCGAACGAATTCGTCCAGGTGGTTGGCCACCACGCGGTAGAGCCGAACCAGCTCGCCGTGCGTGTCATTCAGGACTTCAATCTTGGCCGGTGAACGCTCGAACAGCATGGCGGCGCTGCCGGCGAAGGCTTCGACGTAGCAGGTGTGTGGCCGCTCGTTGATCAGCGGCAGCAGATGCTTCGCCAGGCGTGTCTTGCCGCCCGGCCAGGGAAACAATGTCTTGGTCTTCAAATCTCAGCTCATGCGACATTAGTTAAGCAAGCTTCATTCGCTCTCCGGAGAGCGGCAGGGCTTGAGCCAATGGCACGCGGCTGAAACGCGTGTACGGCGGCGGCGCTCCGGTGCTTGCAGGCATCGGGGCGCCGCCCTGTTTGTTTACGGATGGGCGCGGATTGCGCTGGCGTGCTAGCCCTTCAACTCCGGCATTTCCCGGAGTTACGGAGCCAGATACGCAAACGGCCCGCCGATTGGCGAGCCGCGTAGATGGGACTCTCCCCACCATGCCGAGAACTGTACCAGTTCGTTGGCAACGGTCAAGAGCAGACGGTGAAATGCCGGCAGATTGGCTATGCCGCGATCAGAGCCGCTTGTAAGTCGTCCCGCGCGGTGATGTTGATCTGTCCGGTCAGGTAGAGCGCTTTCACAAAACCGAGGCCGAATCCCAGGAGGCGCGCCGCTTCCTCCCTATCATCCTCGGCCCTTGCCGTCCTTCGCTCGGCAAGCAGCTCAGCCCAGCGCTGCCGGCATGATTCCGGCAAGTGCTCGCAGTGATCATCGATTGGGCGGGGTGGGCGCGGGGCGGACATGTCGAACTCCTGTCGATCTGTACTTCAATCGTCACACGAACGGCGGGAATTCCGCGAGCCGTTCAAGCGGGAACCCTGCGGTTGGGTCCACTGTGTACTGGCGCTCGCCCAGGTACATACTGTGCGCCCCCGGGCCGGCAATGACCTCTGCGCCAACCACCGCGCGTAGCAGTACCCCGCCTCTGCCGCAGGCGTTCAACCCGCTAGCGAACATCTCTGCAGTTGCTCTATCCGGCGTCCATGCAAACCCGAGCTGGCCGAGCCGGAGCCGGTCGGCATTCTCGCCCCTGTACAGCTCCAACCGAGCGCCCTCCTTGGCCTCGTAGCGCGGCAGGCTCAGCCAGAGGAACGCGGCCAGCTGGTGATCATCCCCGACCTGCTCCCGTATCCGGTGGCCGCCTTCGATCCAGTAGGTATCGAATGCTGCCTTGCCGAAATGAGGCGCCCTATCCTTCAACGCGCGGGCGACGATTGCCCGCCATCCATTCGCCGCGGTCAGGCGCCTCATATGTTCGAGCTGCTGGTCGTCGGCCATCGCGCCCTCCTGGCGGTGCGGGCGCCATTCTACTGCTGGCGCAGGTCAGGCAGCGGTTGCCCGCAGTACCCGAATGGCGACAGGCCCGAGCTTCTCCCATCGGGCAGCGCCGCGCACCACGTCGAGGAATGCTTGGTTGAGCCCGTCCCGGAACTCAGCACCATCGACGGCGTAGTCGAAGCGGTAGCCCTCCCCGACAACGTAGCGTTCAGCCCACTGGCGGCGAAGCCGGCGCACGAGCAGCTTTGCTCGCGATTCACTACCCACCCAAGCCCATTGGGCGGCAACCAGGTTGGGGCGGCGGCGGATGCTTCCTTCGGGGTTTCGGGTGACGCTGATGCGGACGATCCCGTCGGCGCCGCAGGCTGCGCACAGGTGCACCGCATCGCGAGCGGCCTGTGCCAATGTCAGATTCCTCATGCTCGCCGCGCCTCCATGAACGCCATGCCCTTGTCCAGCTCCTTTCGGTACTGCCACTTCGTGAACGCGGCCCCGAGCTTCTTGGCAACGGCTGCGGCCCGCTGGGCCTGGCTACCCCGCCCGGTGAACTCCTCCAACACAACCAGCGCGCGCACCATGTTCTGCCGGTAGAGGTCTGACAGCGCGCGGTCGATCCATCGATACTCGTCTGGCGAACCAACCATCACGGCGGCGGTGGCTGATCGGGAGACCAGGGTGCGGGTCTCAGTGCATGGGATCGGATCAACCGCCCAGGGCGCGACGGGCAGCACGGCCCCGTTGCGATTCACCCGCCCGGCACCGGCTCCCAGCAGCATGCGCCGGGCGTGTCCGTCACGAAGCAACGGCGGGCGCTCACGCTTCGTGCCCAGGGCGAACTGCTGAGCCCGGGCCAGCGGGTGCTCATCCCTGCTCGCCGCCTCCTGCGGGGCGAGCGGCGCGCAGAATCGATGCTCCTGGTAATGCCCCCAGTGTTTCAGCTGCTCCTTCAGCGACAGGCTCATTTCCGGCCCCCAGCGCGCGCAGCGGCCAACGTCTCCATCTGCTCCAGCTTTACCGCCTGTTGCCGGGCCAGCGATGCCGAGGTGCGATAAGCCTCTGCGGTGGTTGAGCGTTGCCCCCGATCCCGCCACAGCAGGCGGTCGAGCCGGTCCGCCTGCTGGTCGAGGGTGTTGGCAAAGTGACGAAGTGCCTGAGACCCCGAAGGGATGAAGTTACTCATCGTCACGCTCCTGCCAGTTTTTCCGCTGGTTTGGCTGGCGTGCTGCACCTACCGAGCGCAGCGTTTTACGCTCTGGCGCAGCCGGCGGGTTCCAGTCCATAGGCTCAAAGCGCTGCCTCTCCATCATCGCGTTCAGGTAGAACTCGCCCAGGGCGCCATTGCGCTGCTTCTCGACCTTGACCTTGACAACGTCGCGGCGGGACTTGTCGGGGCGATGGAGGAAGATCACCACGTCAGCGTCCTGCTCGATCGCGCCGGACCCGCGCAGGTGCTTCAGGCTGGGCTCGTCGTCGCCGTCGCGGTTCAGCTGCGAAAGCAAGATCACCGGAACTCGTAGCTCCTTCGCGAGCCCCTTCAGGCTCCGGGTGACGTGCTGAATGCCTTGCTCCGTGGTCTCCTTGCGAGGCAGGTCGATGTAGGTCAGGTAGTCGATCGCGATCAAGCCCAGCGGGTTCTCTGAGTGCAGCTGGCGGGCGCGAGCGGAGATGCCTTCGACGTTCAGGCCCGAGGATTCGTCAATGAACAGCGAGTGCTCCATCAGCGTCTTGGCCGCTGGCGCGGACCGGTCCCATTCGTCCTCCTCCATCAACTTCGGTCGGCGGATGTGCACGGCGTTGATCCGACCGATGTGGGAAATAGCCCGATCAGCCAACTGCTCGCCCGACATTTCCAGTGACGCCATGAAGCCGTTCACTCCTCCCTTGGGCCGCGTTCCGTGAAGAATCGACTGTAGTGAGAAGGCCGACTTACCGACGCTTGGCCTTGCCGCAATGATGATCAGGTCGGTAGGCTGCCAGCCACCGGTCAAGTCATCCAATGGGGCGTAGCCGGTCGGAACTCCGGTGAGATCACCGTCCGAATGCGCGCGGTCGGTCAGGCCACGCATGGACTGACGGACGAACTCGCTGATGTGCTTCGGGCCACCCGATGTGATCCGTGGTGCGCACGATGCCAGGATTCGCTGCGCCTCGCCGAAAACATCCTCGTCCGGCTCAAGATTGGCGATCATGCGGCCGGCTGCGCGGAGTCGGCGCAGCAGCTGTCGCTTGCTGACCAACTCGGCATAGCTGCGGATGAACCTCGGGTTGCCGATGGAGGTCGAATCGATATCCAGCGCAAGGGTGGCCAACCCACCATCGAGCTCGCCGATTGTGACTGCGTCGGTCGGTCGTCCTGCGGTGATTTCCTGCTGGAGCGTCCTGAACAACCGCTGGTTCCCGGCGTTGGTGAAGTCGTCGCACGACAGGAAGTCGGCGATCCGCCAGTACGCTTGCCCGTCACGAAGCAGGCAAGCGAGCACGGCCGATTCGGCGTCAAAGTCCTCGCGCCTCATTCCCGGCCCTCCAGCATCTCCGACAGGACCGTGTCCATGATCTGCGCGAACCGGTCCTCATCGATCAGCGTCGGCAGGCTCTGCTTCCACTTGGGGTTGTTGGTGTTGGGCGTGTCGCCACGCAGCCACTTGTCGTCCAGGCAGGACGTGAAGTAGACCTCCCAAAACTCGGCCGGCTCAAACACCAGCCCATGCTGCTTGCACACCGTCTGCGCCAAGGTGGAGGCTCTACCCAGCGCGCGGGAGAGCTTCGGCGTAGTCGTGAGGCTGGCCCGGCAACCTGGGCGGTTTCCCAAGATGCGGTTGTACGCCGTGACGATGGCCTCGAGGGGATCGGCTCCTTCCTCGCTGGCAGGATTCTCCAGAGCAAGCGAATCAGCTGTGTCGTCCCCGCCGGGGACTACAGGGGTACGGTTTTCTTTCTGATGGTTATATGACGGATTGGGTGCACGCCGTGCACCCCGTTCGGTCGTGGCGTGCACCCCGTTGGTGTCGTGGCGTGCACCCCGTTCCCCCTCACGGGGTGCATGTGGTGCACCCCGTGACATGACGAGGTCATAGCAAACGGGACGGCGATCGGCAGCCGGGATGTGGGCGGCCACGATCATCTGATTGCCCTTCTTGATGATGCCCGCTTCCAGCAGTTGGGCGAGCCGGACACGCACCGTGCGAACCGCCAAGCCGGTGTCCTGCGCGAGCGTGGATGCCGACGGGAATGCGTTCTTTCCGTCCTTGTCTGCATAGTTGGCGAGGCAGAGCAACACGTGCCGGGAAATCGAGTCGGTCACGTCCTGCTGGTCCAGCGCCCATGTCATTGCCTGAACGCTCACGCCGATGCCCCCGAGACTTCCGGGAATGCGGCAAGCATCAACGTGGCGAAGGCGCCCAAGTGCTCTGCGGTGATCCAGCGCTTGCTGGACATTTGCTGGATCCACTCCAGCGCCTGCTGCGGGCCGGAACAGTAGAAGTCGTAGGTAGGCTCGTCGCCCGGGCGGGTCCGGTCGTAGATCTCTACCGCGATTCGGCCGTCGGGAAGGCGCTCCTGCAGCTTGACCAAGGGCCTGGCATGGCGCTCCTGGATGCGGGCAAGCGCTTCCTGCACGACTTCGCCATAGGGACGCGGTCCCTGGCCATGCAGGTTTGCATCGGATTCGTGGTGTGGCATAGTGGCCTCGCTCTGAACGAAGCCTCCGCGCATGTCTGCCCGACAGCGGGGGCTTCGTCGTATCTGGATGTTGGGTTCTCGCGCCAGACACCCGAGCGGCCACTACCACGCCAGGGATGCACGCTTTCCTTCACTGCGCCCGGGCCGTTCCGTCGGCCTCAGCAAAGTCGATTACGCAACCGCGACTGGGTCAGCCCCGGCTACGACATTGCCATCGGCGTCGAACTTGTCGGGGAACTTGGCTTGGAAGAACAGCGCCCACGGCCGGGGAATACCCCGCCTGCGCCACTGGCTGATTGAAGGGGCTCTGACGGAGCACAAGGCAGCGACTCGCTTCGTGCCCCCGAGGGAATCGATCAGTTGCGATGCCTGTGCGGGATCGCTGATCGCGGAAACGTGGGTAGTCGTGGTCATGGTGAAGGAAATTAGCAGTTCCTAATTTACTTTACAACGACTTCGTGCGTAACATTGACTAATTCCATTCATAGACCCTAACCATGGATCTCTCAACCCGGCTTCGCACGGCGCTGGCGCGCGCAGGCGTCTCTCAACTTGAACTGGCCAAGGCCGTTGGGGTTTCTGCCCCGAGTGTGAGCGGCTGGCTGAGCGGGAAGTCGCAGTCGATCAGGGGGGATGCCCTGGTCAAGGCTGCGCGCGTCCTTGGAGTTTCAGCCCTGTGGCTTGCAACGGGCGAGGGGTCTATCGACGACGCTCCCGATGCGCCGCCGCTCTCCGTCCGTGAGACACCGCCCGGATACCTTCGCCTCGAGCTACTTGATGGAGCAGCAGGCATGGGCGCAGGAGTCGTGAATGAGGAATTCCCGGAAGTGATTCGGAGCATGGATTACGCCGAGTGGGATATCCGGCAACGCCTGGGCTATCTGCCGAAACCAGGCCGGCTTAAGCTCATCACCGGCCGAGGCCCGTCGATGGCGCCGATCATCAACAACGGCGACGTGGTCATGGTAGACACCGCAGTCGACTACTTCGACGGCGATGCCATCTACGTGATCAACATCGGCGGCGAGACTCAGATCAAGGGGCTGCAGCGCCGGTCCGACGGCGTTTACATCGTTAGCGCCAACCCGCTCTTCCCACCCTACGTGGCGCCGGATGACTTGTTCATCGCTGGCAAGGCGGTGGTCCAGTACAGCGCGCGTCAGATCGCCTAATGCTGATTCCTGAACGCAGTTAGAAAATTAGTCAAAGTAAATTAACCATCCCTATTGCATCTGTGATTAGCAATGCCTAATCTAGCCCTGTCGCCGCAACCCGCGGTTGATGGGAGCCACAGAGATGCATGCAACAAGGGATGCCTGGCGCAGTAAGCACAGGCTGGTGCGCCAACTAAACACCCTTCGGAAGCGCTATGAGAGCCGCCTTCCGATCCGAGGTTTCAGCCTTCTAGATCATGCCGACCAGGCGACTGTCCTGGTCGCATTCCCTGACTTCGATCCCCTGCAACTCCCGGTTGAGCATCGTCTCCGGTGCTTGCGCGGTGGATTCGGCTATCGCCTTGGGACGGGCTCGAGGGGGTCGGCATGAAGTCCAACTGCCGCTGCATTCACGCCAGTTACGGCCACGGATCCAACCGGGAGCGCTCTACGCTGATCCGGGTCGGTTGGGTGATTGTCGCCCTCACTGCCTTGATCGTCGTACCCCTGCGAATCGCAGAGATCGTCGCAGCGAACCATCCCAACGCCATTTTTTGTGTCACTGCAGCGAGTGACGCATCTCGCCCGACTTTTGCAGTTTCTCACGTCGACCAGAACCAAGGAAACCTGAAAAGTGAGTAGGAAATCCCTGACAGAGATTCATAGCAGCGATCGCCCTATCCCGGGCTGCCGCGTGATCAAGCAATACGAGGAAGGCGAAATCCACATCGGCGACAGCATCCACCTTGTGGTTCTCGCAGCGCGCGACGGAAAGGCCCGGATCGGCATCCAAGCGCCCCGCCATTTGGAAATCACGGCACCAAAACAGTGACGGCCCGAGCGCGCCAACGCCCGAGCCGTCAACCAAGCCGCCCCGCAATCGACGAGATCAAGGAAGCAGACATGGCCAACAACAGTGTATCCCCGGGCAGCCCCGCAGTGTCCCTCGACGCTGGGCAGATGAATCTCATCAGGCTGCACCTCCGGAAATTGACCGCGTACACCGACATTCTGTGCGAGGGCGACCTGAGCGATGTTCAGTCGTCCTCAGTGAACGTCATTGCCGACCACGCAGCACTGGCGGTCGTGCATATCGGCGAGATTCTCGACACGGCTGCCGCTGCGGTGGGGGTGGAGCAGTGAGCCGGGCAGCAACCAGTACCCATGACCGCGAGAGCCGCGAAGCCGTAACCCAGGCGCTTCACGAGTTGTACGTGGGCGTGGCTGACATGAGGGACCTGCTGCAGTTCGTGCTTGAGAACGGTCCGCTCGGCAACGAGGAGTTCCCGCGAGGCATTGCAGCAGCCGTAAGCATGACGCACGAGCGCGCCGTCGCACTGTGCAAGGTGGCGGAGGGGGTCCTGTGAGCGCCGACACCAACCCCATCGATCGCCTGTTGGCGCGGGGACTGACCGGCCGCGACCTGGTCTCCTACATGCTCCCCGGCATCGTCTGGCTGGCGGAGCATCAGGACGAAACGTTCCGGCTCTGCTACCACGACGATGCTGGACGGGTTGTGGTGGAAGAGGTTGCCGCTCCTACGCTGATCACCCGGGCACGGGAGCTGGGCTGGACGCCGGATGATCCAAATCCCGATCACCCTTATTACATGTTCGGCGAAGCCATCTACCACCGGCGACGCGGGGTTCACTGGTTCGCCACAGCCTGCGACGACACAACCGAGATGCTGCCACTGGGATTTCCCGCCCGCGAACTCGCCGCCGCGAAGAAGAGGGACGACCGTCAGTACAACGAGGCTGCTCAGGCACGACGTGCAAAAGCGCGCGAGCGCGAAGTCAAGCGCCACAAGGATGCAGAGGAACGTAAGGCGGTAGCTGAACTGAATGCGGCAGTGCAGATTGCTGCCGACGACTTCGCGAAGGAGGCCGAGAAAGCTGGTCGACCGATCACACCAGGGAGCGCGCGACGCAAGGCATGGAAGCACATTCGCAAGTGCGACGACTGGACCTACCACCTGCTGCTCAAGCGGCTGCGGGCCATGCAAGTGAAAGGAGCGATGGCATGAACGTGATGATGATTCGCGAGGCTGTGCCGGCAGCAGTCCAGGTGCACACGTCGGTGGCATTTCCGCCGCCGGCCGAGGGCTTCGCTCACATCCTGGTGCGGGACAACCTCAATGCGCCGCGCTTTGAAAAGGGTGACGTGCTGCTCGCAGACCTGTCCCGCACTGAATGGCGCTACGACGGCATCTATGTCCTCGAACTGCATGGCCGGCAGGTCGTGCGTTACGTGCAGGACCGCGGGTCAAAGGGACTGTATGTGTACTACCTCGCGGCGATGGAGCTGGGCCAGTTCATCCCTAAGAGCGAGCTGAAGGTAATGGCAGCGATTACGGCCGTAAATTGCACAAGGAGAGTGGCATGACGGCGTCTGAAATTTACGCGCAGGTGGCTGAGCTTCGCTCGGCAGCAGCCACCCTCCGCCAGCCGGGCGGGACCACCACCGACCAGATCAGCGCCGAGCTACTCGAACGGGCAGCACGGACCATCGCGATCCTGCAGCGCGCGCCGCTGCCAGCCACCACAGTGACCGGTCTCCTGCCGACCTTGCAGGACAACTGGACGCCGGAGGACTACGGGACCTGGGCGATTCGTGCGGCCGAGCGCGCACATGGCATCGGCAGCCACGTCCCGAACCCACCACCGCCCGCCTGGTCCGAGGCCCCGGACGGTTACAACTACCGGGCGATGGACAGTGATGGCCGCTGGTGCTGGTTCAAGCATCGGCCGTACACCGAAACGTTCGGCAGCTATGACGGGTGGGATAGTGACTTCGGCATCCGCGAGGCTCGCGGGCTGAGCTTCTTCCCTGGCTGGGGCGAGACGATGGAAGAACGCCCACAGGGTGCCCAATGAAGCGCGCGACGATGAAACCCAACCTCACACAGGCGCAGACCAATCACCTCCGCAGGCTCCTGGCATGGGTTCGTGGCGAAGTCGGCCAGACGCCGCAGGAGATGATCGAAACGCTCAGCGGTCTCGGGCCGATGCCTGAGCCCAGCGCCGAGGCAAAGGCGCGTTTGGTGGACAGCTACAAGCGGGCTGAAGCGGTGCCCAAGTATGTTCGGGCTGCAGTGAAGGCGCTGGAAAAGCTGCTCCTCAAGCAGGAAGGCGCCATCGTCGACGTTGAAGCTGGCTCCGGCTCCGATGCCGGGTTAGAGATCGTCGGCACGCGTCACGCTCTGCTGCCTGCCCTGCTCGCCGCGCAACCCGCCGCTGCGCCGCCCCCTGTCCTCTCGTCTCCCCAGCTGTGGACGGATCAGGCGCCGACGGAACCCGGTTGGTACAAATTCACCTGCGAGGAAACGGCCAACGAGATCGAGCGCGTCCTGGTGGTGGCCGAACGCCTCACCGGTCAGCTGCTCGCGGTGGACACCGAGATGGGAATGCTGGCCTTGCAGCATTACCACAACGGCCTGACCAATCCGCGCTGGAAGAAGGTGGGGGGCTCGACCGATGGCATGGATTGACCGCCTTGTCTGGCGCATCACCGCGCGCAACTGGCTCAGCTGGCCGACGGAACGACGTCACCGGCTGACCGGCCGCTACCAGCACATTCGCTACAACGAGAACGGCCGCTGGAAGGAAGGCCCGCTACCGAAGGAAGGAGGGCCGCATGGCCGCAGCTGAACATTCGACGTTTTGGCTGCTCTACGGCCAGTACGGACCCACGATGACCGTCGAAAAGTTCCGCGAGGAATTCTTGCCAAAGATGACCATGAAGACCCTGCAGAACTGGATCGCTAGGGGTGATGCGCCCAGGCCGATTAACGGAGTACTCGACGTACGCGATGTGGCCAACTGGTGGGATGGTCAGCGCGCGCGCGTTTAACTCAATTTGACTTAGCAGCCTGCGCAACGGACTTGATGAGGTCAAGGATGACCTTTCCAAGCTCTGTCGTTGGCGTTTTGTAATTGCCGTCTGTGTCGCAGTTCTGCTCAACGCTGATCATCTTGACCAATGCCATAGCCAAAGAGAGTGGCACGGCGGCGAACACTGCTAACGCAGCGCCGGCGAAAACGAGAATGTGCCAGTTCATTGTCGTCCCACCCTTGACCAACACCGACAAGAACTCGCTGCTCAGGAGGTTTACCAGTACGACTAGAAGGACGATGAGGAAGGCCGCTATCAGTGCGCCCAATACAATAAACGCGGCCACGCGCATGTAGCGATGCGTCTTGTGATTTCGATCCGCTTCGCTCTGGAACAGCTCGCGGAGCTCAGTCGGCGCGTCTGCTTCCGGCGGGGCCGGATTCGCATTGAACTCATCCTCGGCCTGTTTAGCCGCAGCTTCCATTTCTGGAAACACTGCATCATCCGTGCTAGGTGGCATGTAAAACTACGCTCCCTGGTGGGCCTCGCGGATCTTCGCCTGATAGTGATCACGAATCAGATCATTGCTCATGGGCGCGAACATCGTGTCCTTCCCACCTTGTTGATGCCAGGCAACCGACCATGGCGTCCCAGGCCGGTGTGTCATATCCGACAACTCCATGCCGCTGAAACGCGAATAGTTTTTCCAGACACCATCGAGCAGCGGCACGACCTCAGTGCCTACCGGCTGGGGCAGCCCTCCAAAAGGGCTACTAGCAATCAGGCCGCGCACAGACTCGCGGCCAAAGTGCCGAAGTCGGTCGTACAGTTGCTTGATCACCGGGCCATGGCGCCACGCCTGCACTTCCTCGGCTATGAGCGGCTGGCCCGTGTAGCCCAAGTGCCACCCATGCGCGATATACACCAGCTTGAGCAGCTGCATGGGCGTTAGCGCACGGCTCTCTTGCGAGGCGCGCTCCAAGAAGTAGTTGGCGATACTGGTCGAGGGATAAGGCATAAGGTGAGCTCCCGTCCGGTGGTGATGCAGGATCTGGGAAATTGATCGAAAGCCACTATCACACAAACACGTCTCACGGCCTGAGAGACTCAATCCACCGGCGACAGTTCATAAGATTGGTCACCGCGCGTACCACCAGCGCACCAGCTAAGCCATAAGTCACTGAATCCACTGGAAATCCTCCCCATCCATCATCGGGGCAACGGACAGGCGCAGGGAATCAGCGTAACGGGCGGTGGCGGACGTCATCGGGGTGTTGATCGTGGAGACTGGCATTGCCAGTGAGATCAATAGTTTACACCGCTCGGCTGAATGGCGGCGGCTGGCGCCCGGATAGCGCTGGGGCGCCCGGGCCCGAGGGCCGTCCGCAGGCCGGGCGGCGCCACCCCACAATGACGGGCAACCGGTCACAGTTGTCGCGATTCGTTGACGACGACGAAATATTGACGCCGCTATAGTCCGTCGCTCGCAATGGATTGGACGTGTGGAGCAGATGATGCAGCACAAGCGTTTGAGCAGGCCCCTCGCCACCGCGCTGGCGGTCGCCGTACTGGCCATCGGCACGGCAACCGCAGCACCGGCTGCCACCGGGCTGAGCCCGACCTTCACCACCTGCCGTGACAAGGCACAGGGTGCGATCGAGCAGGCCGCCTGCCTGACCTCGGAAAGCGCACGCCAGGACCAGCGCCTGAACCAGGCCTACCGCCAGCTGCAGGCAAAGCTGAGTGGCGCAAAGAAGACCAAGCTGGTGAATGCCCAGCGCGCGTGGCTGCAGTCGCGCAGCCGCGATAGCGAACTGGATACCGCGCTGTACGACGATTCGCAGCCCGGCAACCTGCAGGGCGAGCTGAACGATGTGATGCGCCTGAGCGCGCGTGCCGACCAGCTGCAGAAGTATCTGCAGCTGCTGGACTGA